GAATGTCTGATAATATATATTATGACTATTCCGCATTGCCCTGTCATTACAATACAGGATATAGAAGCAATCCACACATAATCTTAAACCTCTATATTGTTTCTGCATAGTTTTAAGGCATCCGCAATGCTGACATGTATTTCTAAACCGTTCCTCTTCTTCCATTTTTATTCGATTTTACCGTTATTTTTACCGTTATTTTTCGATGCCTCTCTTGATAGATCTAAACGCATGTCTAACAAAGCGTTTGCCCTCATAACATCATCAAGACTCCAATTGTTCTCTAAATCATTTAAAGTACTAATCTTTTCTAAAATTAATCGCCAAATCGGATATTCTTCTCTTAATTCTATGTGTAAATTCTCTTGGTACTTTGAATCGGTGCTTGATCCTCCGAAAATGATGGGAGTCCAATACCGATCATGGTAAAAAAATTTTCGTAATTTACCTCAATCACAAATAAAAGTAATTTATATACTCCTGCCATATCTCCGGCAAATTCCAAATCAAAAGTTGATGGGGTCAATTCAATGTTATTTTTTCTAACTCCTTGAATCAACTCCATGCAAATGGATTCAAATTGATTTTCATCTAAAGATGAACACATATTTTGAAATGAATTTGAATCTCCGCCTAAAAGCATAGATCCGAATAATTTTATCAATTTAGCTTTCATTTTCAACGCTCTTCTGGCTGGTAATTGAGTTACAGAATATACAGCGTTATCTATCTTTTTTTCTCTTGTTTCAATCATTTTTACCTTATGAGCCGTTATTAGATCCTACAAAAATATCTGCTTCAGCCATTGTTAACGTCCATTGACGGTCGGTTATAGCTTTATCAAATGTTGAATTTGCATATTGAGTCACCCAAGCTTGACCAGCAAAATAAATAGAATTACCACTTAAATCTTTGACCAACACAGGAAAAACTCCTGTATTTGTTGCTTCGTCAACAGCCATAAATCCGCTCAAAACGTCATTTGATGGACTTGATTGTTTTAAAGTAAGAGTTAATGTTCCTGAAAAATCGTTTGTTTTTCCCCTTGTGACTAATCCATCAGCTCCAACTACAGTATTCCATGTGGGTTCATTTCTAATAATTTCAAGAAAAGTCCCATCTGAAAAACCGCTCATTGGCACTCCACCAATAGTGATAATTATATTTTTTGGATCGTATGTACGTACACCAGCCATTTTAAATCCCTTTTTTAATTGTTAAATCATTAAACAGACACTGTCCCAGTTATTTGAACCGCTTGAATTGCTCCTGCCAATGTCGCCTGAAATTTAACATTTCTTAAAATCCTATTTGCTTTATCAATTGCTGGAACGGCTGTTGCTAAAGGAACAAAAATTTGATATGCCGGTTGTAAAGCAATAAAATTATTGTTTATTCCTTGTTGCAGTGCTTTTCTTATTTGAGATTCAATGGCTGTTATTCCTGAATCAGTATAAGGAACTTTTGGAGAATTCACCAAAACGCTATAAACATACGTTTGAATGGTTGAAGTTAGCCAATCGACCCCTCTAATTATATCTATGTATTCTCCTTGAGCCATGGTTCCTCTTTGCGTAATACCAACTCCACCAATATATTCATAAGTATTGCAAGATTTAGAGAAAGCATTGTTTTCTTGAGTTGAACTTAAATTTGTATAGGAAATTGAATTTAAAGTTTTAAACATCCATGTTTCTGAACCTGGAACGAATGGAAGACAATTTCCAAACCAAGCGCATTCAGGAAAATCCACATCAGCATCTGGATGGTATAAAACAAAAGTTCTTACATATCCTGCATTATTAAATAAAGCAGCTATGGACGTTGTATCTACTCCAGAAGCTTGATTTATGATATTTAAATCGCTAGAAGAAGTACCAAAAATTTTGATTTGTGTTTCAATCCAAGCGGCAATTGCTTCGACAGTTGCTGGGGTTCTATCGGTACAAGCCAAGGCATACCAATCATTATTTACATTTTGAATGGCAGTTAAATCTGTTACCACAGATACGCTTGGAATATAATCCTGAATGATCAATCCTTTTTGATAAATAATAGCTTCAAATGGGGTAACTTGAATCAAAAATGCACTTGATCCAGCAATCTGAAAACTTCCATCTAACCCATCGGTAGCTGTGATAATACCAAAAAATGGATTTGGCACTGTTAAATTATTTATTAAAATTGGATTTAAATTTTGATCTAAAAGAACAGATGAATTTATAGATTGAACTAAAGCTGTAGCGATAGTTATATTTGTATCAAAATTTTGCGCTGTATAAGTAAAACCTCTTTGACTTAAAACATTCGGTCCGCCATTGATAGCAACTACATAAGATTGATTAGCTATAGCTTGAGTGATCGAAACTTTTGCTCGAATGGGATTGGTAATTGTTGTAGAAACAGCAATTGTATATGGAACACCAGAAACGTCGGCAGTTAAACTCAAAGTTCCATTTGGAACTGCTGGGGTTGTAGCCGTCACTCCTAAATCAGGAGTAAAATTATTTATGGCTAAAGCTAAAGCATCCGCGATTGTGTTGGCATCTGTTGTTTGATTTGTATTCACAATTGCTGCTGTGCTTTGTGTTGCTCCTAAAGTGACAGTGAAAAAATCTATCACACCTGCTTGATTAGGGTTTGATAAGATTGTTAAAATGTTATTGCTAGCAGAGAAATTTCCTGTTGTTCCTGATACTGTTGCGGTGGCAATTCCTGGAGTATAACCAACATTCAAAGCCGTTTGAATTGCTGTAGCTATAGTATTTAAAGTTGTATTGTTAGAAGAAGTGAATGAAAATCCTCCTTCAGAAATAGTAGCAACGGGTTGACTAGCTCCAAGTGTTGTTATAACACTATCCACGGTATTGTTTCCTGAAGAAGTGAACACAACGGTAATTTGGCGTGCACCTGTTACAGTTGCACTTGCCACTCCAGTAGCGGTTGCGATTTTAGTTGCAACCAATGCTATAGTAGTTGCTTGATCTGTTGTAAATGTATTGGCACTTAAAGCCACACCATTCACTGTTGCCACAATTGAATTCAAATTCACAAAATCAATATTAAAATCAATAATACTGGTAACCGTTCCTAAAATTGTACCATTCAATGAAACATTTATCAAATTTCCACTAACCAATGGCCCTGTACTTGCGCCTGTTATAACTGGAAATGGGCCTGTTCCTGAATAAGCAAAAGAAATGGTCGCTAAAGTACCTGCCACATATACGATAGTCAATTGATTTGCACCTGTCACTGTTGCAGAAGTCACTGAAGCGGACGTTGCAATTGAAGTGGCTAATAAGCCCATTGTCGTTGCTTGATCTGTTGTAAAAGTCACTAAGGGAGTTGCTATTCCATTTATAGTTGGAGTTATTTTATTTCCCGCTATAAAATTTGTAGAAAAATTTATTACCCATGTAATCACACCTGAAAGAGTCACCACCGAATCTTCTACAATAGTATTTGAATCAATCGTTACGTCATTTCCATTTATTGTCGCGGTATAAGATTCATCCGGCATTGCTGTTTCAACATCAATTTCCACGGTGTCGACAGTTCTTCGACCAATATAAAGAAAAGGAGGTGTGATTGGTTGAGCAAAAAAATCTTGAGCTGAAATAAATTCTAATTGATCAGGGCTAAAATCTTCCGCCACTTCTTGCATATCGGAATATCTTCTAATCCGATCATTCCAATTCTTATTGGTTCCTAAAATTAAAAGAGTTCCAAAACCTTGTTCCGAAACAGATTGAGTTTCTCTGGTAATTTGTACGTTTACAATGTTGCTCAATGGCATGAATCCTCCTAAATTGGCGGAATTGTGAATGTTTCATCATATACAATATTACCAGAAGCATTTTCAAAAACTTCTTGTAAAACGACTGTATCGATTACGCCTAAATCGTCTATATAAATATCCGCGATTCTAAATAAAATATCCATTTGGGCTCTTTGTTCGTATCGCGAATCTATTAAATCCGTAACATCATTAATTGGAAACCAACTGACAAAAACGATGCCATTTTGTCGTAGACTATCTAAAACAGTTTGTTTTTGCAATGACGTTCTTAAATTTTGTAATACTGTTATTGGATCTCCCCCATAGCCTTGAACTTGAAGGGTAAATTCCCTATCTCCGACCATTTGACTTAATCCTGTATCATCAAGTGGGTTTTGCGTCCAATCCCATCCTATTTGATCAACCGATGCAATATAAAGAGAAATATAATCCACTGTTGGTCGAGGTGCGTTAGGATACAAATAAATGACTGGCATTTGAGAAGGAATATTTTGTATACACCAATTATATAAATTTGTTCTAACTACCATAAAATCTATTGGCATTATAAAATTCCTGGTAAAGGATGCAGTCTTAATGCAATAAATTTATAATGATTTACGACATTAAAATTACTATTGTTTTGCCAATCACTTATATTAATCACTTCGTAAACGATACCTGTAAATGGCTCTTTCAAAACGGTTACTTGGTCAGGATTTTGAGTTGT